GCGCTGCGCAGTCAATGCCGGCGGCGAACCTGTTCGCGGATGAGGTGAGCAGTTACCCGATGGAGGTCGACGATAAGGGCGACCCATTGGAGAACTTCGAGGCAAGGACCGCCAACTTCCCGAGGGGGAAGACGCTGATCACCAGTACGCCTGGCGATGCTGAGGCGTGCCGGGTTGCAAAAGAGTTCGAGAGCCGGTCAGATCAGCGGCGGTACCACGTGCCGTGCCCGGCATGTGGTGAGCGGCAACGGCTGGTATGGCCTCAGTTCAAATGGGACCGGCCCGATGGCGAGGTGCTCTATGAGTGTGTCCACTGTGGCGAGCGCTTTGAGGAACGGCACAAAGCCCGGTTCCTGCCGGGGGGGATCTGGGTTCCTAGCGCTGTAGGTGATGGCATGACTGCAGGCTTTCACCTGCCAGGGTGGTATGCGCCACTGGGCTGGATCAGCTGGGGCGAGATCCGGGATCAGTTCGTCAGGGCCCAGAGCGATCGGCTGTTGCTCAAGGGCTGGATCAACAAGCGAGCGGCTGAGGCATGGCGTGATGCGATCGAGAACGCCTTCAATGCCGAGGGGTTGACGAAGCGTCGCCAGGATGTGGCAGCCGGCAACGGCTACCCGGAGGGCAGCGTGCCCGATGGGGTGCTGGTGATCACCGCCGGGGTCGATGTGCAGGGCGGCGGCGGATCGGTTGGCGAGCGGCTGGTGGTCACACTATGGGGCTGGGGCCGGGGTGAGGAGGGTTGGCATCTGGGGCATTTCGAGATCCACGGCGACCCTCAGGCAGACGAGGTGTGGGAGCAGCTGGACCGGATCAGTGAAACCCGTTGGCGACGGGATGATGGCCGAGAGCTGGTGATCGCGCAGGGCGCCATCGATGATGGTGGCCTGGCAACCCATCGGGTGAGGGATTACTGCCGGACACGGCAAAGGTGGATCCCAGTGAAAGGCAGCAGCCAGCGGGGTAAGGCAATCCTGGGCAAGGGTTCACCGGTTGATGTGAACCGGAAGAACCAGCCGATGCGTAAGCGGGCGGTGTTGCTGTATCCGATCGGGACTGATACCAGCATCGCCCACCTGCAGGGCCGGCTACGGAATGACGTACCAGGGCCGGGGTACCTGCACCTAGGCGAGGCGGCAACGGATCAGTTCGTAGCGGAACTGTTCCCGTGGAAGCGCAAGGCGCGGATGGTGAAAGGCTTCACCCAGTACGACTGGACCCTGCCGCAGGGTGAGCACGACGAAGGAGGCGACTGCACGCGGTACGCCTACGCTGCGCTGCTGCTGTTCGCCAGATCGAGGAACCCGGCCACGATGTGGGACCAGCTTGAGGCGCAGCTGCAGAAGCCAGGCGCCACGCCACGGCCACGGCGGCCACGGCCTGTAGCACCGGGCGGGTCGTCGTTTGTGTCCGGGTGGTAGTGGGTAACCTGTGGCCATGAGCCTGCCTGCAACGATTCGAGCTGGGGACACGGTGCGATGGCGCGATGCTGCCACCGCTGATGACCTTGGCACGTTGATCAGCTCCAGTGACTGGACACTGACCACCTACCTACGGAGTGCCACTCCCGGTAATGGGCTGACGGTGGCAGCCGTTGCCTATGGCGATGGGTGGGAATCAACGATCAGCGCGGCCACGTCGGCGGGACTGGCGGTTGGTGACTGGAGCTGGGGCGCGCGCGCGACGAAGGCAGGGGAGGTGGTGACGATCGGGTCTGGCAGCCTGGTGATCCTGCCGGCCCTGAACTATGCGGGGGTGCCTAGCGCGATCGATGGCCGCAGTCAGGCGCAACAGGACCTAGACGCAGTGCAGGCGGCGATCCGTGCATTGATCAGCGGCGGTGCGGTGCGTCGCTATACGATCGGCGGCCGGCAGCTGGAGAAGTTCAGCCTAGAGGAATTGATGGCGCGAGAGTCGCGGTTGAAGGCGATTGTTGCCAGGGAGAAGGCAGCGGAGAAGATCGCCGCGGGGCTGGGTGATCCCCGGTCGTTGTATGTGAGGTTCAGATGAGCAAGCGGAAGCGAGGCAAGGCGAGCGGCGGCCGGATTGCTGGTGCTGGATTCGATGCACCGGAGCAGGCGGCCCCTCGCCGCGGCCGGCGAGCGTATGAGGGTGCGATGGTGTCGCGGCTCACCAGTGACTGGGTAACGAGCGGCACCAGTGCTGACGCTGAGATTGACGGCAGCCTGGTTCGACTGCGCAACCGCAGCCGCCAGCTGTGCCGCGATAACCCATACGCCCGGCAGGCGATGCGGGCGATCGCGTCGAATGTGATCGGCCGCGGCATCAGGATGCAAGGTCGGGTGATGATGCAGCGCGGCGGCGGCCGGCTGGATCAGGCGATCAATGGGCGGATCGAGCAAGTCTGGCAGCTGTGGGGGCGTGCTGATCGCTGCCACGTTGCAGGGAAACTGAGCCTGCCGGAGATGCTGCGCCTCGCCCTGCGCAGCGTCGCCGAATCGGGCGAGGTGTTCATCCGGATTGTCCCTGAGACGTTCGGCCGTAGCAGGGTGCCGCTGGGGCTTGAGATCATCGAGGCGGATTACTGCGACGAGGGGAAGACCAGCGGCCCCGACGCCAGCGGCAATGAGTGGCGTATGGGTGTGAATGTCAACCGGTGGGGCCGGCCGATCGCCTATCAGTTCCGGACGCGGCATCCTGGCGATGTGACCGGTTCGGTTGGCTATGCCACAACGGAGATCCCAGCATCGGAGATCATCCACCTGTTTGTTTCGGAACGGCCAGGGCAGACGAGGGGAACGCCATGGATGGCCGCAGCTATCAAGCGGCTGCATCACCTGGCAGGCTATGAAGAATCAGAGGTTGTAAGGGCGCGCGCTACGGCAGCCCTGATGGGCTTCATTCAATCACCGGAAGGTGAACTGCAAGGTGATGATGTCTACGATGCTGATAGAGTTAGCCACTTTGAACCTGGTGTTTTCAAGTATCTAGGACCGGGCGAAAGTGTCAACGTCCCACAGCTCAATACACCAGGCAATCAGTTCGAGCCATTCCTACGGGCGATGCTTCGCGCTGTATCAGCTACGATCGGTTGCAGCTATGAGAGCATCAGTCGAGACTTTAGTCAGGCTAACTACAGCAGCAGCCGTCTATCATTGCTGGAAGAAAGAGAGGAATGGCGCACCCTGCAGGATTGGGTAATTGAGCATCTTCTGCAGCCGGTTTTCGATCGCTGGCTAGCGGCTGCGGTTGGTGTCGGTGAGCTGTTGCTGCCTGGCTATGAGGCGGCCCCCGAGCGGTTCGAGGCGGTTCGGTGGTTCCCGCGGGGCTGGGCCTGGGTGGACCCAGGCAAGGAGGTCGGCGCCTACAAGGCTGCGGTTCGGGCTGGCTTCAAGACGCAGGCACAGGTAGTAGCCGAGAGCGGCGGCGACCTTGAGGATCTGTTGGTGTCGCGCGCGGCGGAGGTGGATCGAAGCGAACAGCTGGGGCTGCAGTTCGACACCAACCCGGCGCAGGTGTCCGGCGCAGGCGTGACGCAGGCGCGGCCTCCTGGGTCGGAGCTATCCGGCCTGGATGATGTCCAGCCGGATCAGGTAGACGAGGTGGAGGATCCCGACGCCCCCGATGATGACCAGGAGTCGGACGACTAATGGCGAACGTCAACGGCACTGAGATCGATCTGACCCCGACCGATGGGATGCGAGCGGAGGCGGAACGCTACCGCGAATGGAAGCGCGAGGGCCGGCCCGGCGGAACTGATGTTGCCGCCACCCGTGCTAGTCAGATTCTGAGCGGGGATGAGCTGAGCCCTGAAACCGTGGTCACCATGGCGGCATGGTTCGCACGCCATGATGTGGACAAGGCCGGCGAGGGATTCAGCCCTGGGGAGGATGGCTACCCCTCACCGGGTCGCGTAGCCTGGGCTGCCTGGGGTGGTGACCCTGGGCAGACATGGAGCAGCAGCAAGGGCGAGACTATCAAGAATGCACAGGAGAGAGGCGCTATCCTGAATGCAGCCACAATGGCAACGGTGGATCTACGCGACCTGAACAGCCAGGCATTACGACGCCTGGCGCCGCTTGACTACAAGGCGGCGCTGGTCCGTGCTGCCGACGCTGATCAGCCAGTCGAGGATGAGCAACGAACCTTTGAGTTCAGCTTCTCCAGCGAAGCGCCGGTAGATCGATGGTTTGGCCGCGAGGTCTTAAGCCACGAAGCTGCCGCCATCGATCTTAGCCGTCTGAATGATGGCGCCCCCCTGCTCTGGAATCACAATCCGGATCAGGTGTTAGGCGTCGTTGAGCGTGGTTGGACCGATGACGAGAAGCGGCGCGGCATGGTCCGGGTTCGCTTCAGCCGCTCCGCATTCGCTGCGGAAAAGCTGGATGATGTGCGAGACGGGATCCTCCGGAATGTGAGCGTCGGCTACGAGATCCTCGATGCCGCGCCGTTGCGCGAGGCTGGTCAGGATGGCATCATCGCTACCCGCTGGCAGCCGCTGGAGGTAAGCATCGTCTCAGTCCCAGCAGATCCAGGCGTTGGCCTCGGCCGCGCCATTCAACCTACCGCGGCCTCGGCCGCGCCATTCACTCCCCCTCTCATGGAAACTCCCACCATCGACCTTGAGGCGGTGCGGGCGCAGGCTGCGGCCGATGAGCGCTCCCGCGTCGCTGCTATCACTGGCCTGTGCCGGGATCATGGCGCCGACGATCTGGCACAGGGCCTGATCGAGCGCGGCGCTACCGAATCCGACGCCATGAAGGATGTGCTCGCTGCCATCAAGCAGCGCGCCTCCAAGCAGCCTGCAACCCCTGCCGCGCCTGTTGCTGGTGCGCATCCGATCGCTCGATCTGCTGACATCGGCCTGACTGACAAGGAGGCGCAAGACTTCAGCTTCCTGCGGGCCATGCGCGCGCAGCTGATGCCCAACGAGCGCAGCGTAGTTGAGGCTGCTGCATTCGAGCGTGAGGTCAGCAACGCCACCGCGCAGCGGATGGGCACGGCTCCTAAGGGCTTGCTGGTGCCTAACGAGGTGCTGAGCCGTGCGCTGACCGCTGGCAATGCCGCAAGTGCCGGTGATCTGATTTTCACCGATGCCCGCCCCGGTAGCTTCATCGAGCTGCTGCGCAAACGGAATGTTCTGACCAGCCTCGGGGTGACCATCCTCTCTGGCCTGAATGGTCCGGTTGCGATCCCCAAGCAAACCGGCGCCGCGCAGGCGTATTGGGTCGGCGAGCAGGGCGAGGCCACGGAATCGAATCCGACCGTTGGCCAGGTCAATCTGACCGCCAAGACGCTGAGCGCCTGGACCCGCTTTAGCCGTCTGCTGATGCTCCAGTCGTCGATCGATGTGGAGACCATGGTTCGTAACGAGCTGGCCACGGTAATGGCGCTGGAGCAGGCTCGTGCCACGCTGTACGGCAGCGGGACCGCCAACGAGCCGCGGGGCATCAAGAACATCACCGGTATCAATACCGAGGATTTCAACGCTGCTCAGCCGACCTACGTCGAGCTGGTCAGCATGGAGACCAAGATCGCGGCCGATGATGCCGATATTGGCACCATGGGTTACGTCACGAATGCCACCATCTACGGTGGGTTCAAGACTACCGAGAAGGCCAGCGGAACGGCTCAGTTCGTGCTGGAGCCTGGCGGCACGGTCAACAGCTACGGGGTGGTCCGGTCCAATCAGGTGGCCACTGGTGATGTGTTCCTGGGCGTATGGAATCAGGTGCTTATGGGCCTGTGGGGTGCGCTGGATCTCCAGGTGAACCCTTATTCGGAGGACAGGGCCGGCAACGTTCGCGTTGGTGTCCATCAATCCTGTGACATTGCAGTGCGTCACATCGAGGCATTCTGCCGCGGTAACAACACTCTCTAATTATGCGAATCAGAATCCTGCGTGATACTAGCATTTCGGGGCGGGCTGTCCGTCCCGGTGATGTAGTCGATCCCTCCGAGACGGATGCTCGCATCCTGCTCAGAATGGGAAAGGCTGAGTTGATGCAGGATCCTGTTCCCGCTCCAGATTCTGGGCCTGTAGTACAGCCCCCCCGCAAACTTCGCACCCGTAAGGGTTGAATCATGGCCATTACTCAGTACACGCTGGATAAGCTCCAGCATTTCACCCTCCTTGCTACAACGACCATCACTGCTGCCGGCAACCAGACCGGAGTAGATATTGGCGATTATGACGGCGAGATTCAGGTGATCCTGTCCGGCACTGCTGCTGGCGCTGGTGCTGATCTGACCTTCAGGATTGAAGAGTCGGAGGATAACAGCTCCTACACTGCAGTGACCGGCGGCACCTTTGCCGCCATCGCCAACGCTGCATTTAAGCAGGTGCTCACGCTGAATGCCTCTGAGCTGAAGCGTTACATCCGCCTCAGCTGCACTGCTGAGGCCGGCACCGCTTCAAGTGCTGTGACCTGCTTTGGCTACGGGACCAAACAGTACGAGGGCTGATGGCCTTTACCGAGGACCTTACGGCCTTCCTCGACCTTAGCGGCCCCGGCGTCAGTGTGACAGCCGGGGCCGTTTCTGGCGTGGGGATCCTCGATGCAAACAGCGAGATGATCCTCGGCAGTGATGCCGTGATGATCAGTTATACGCTAACGGTGCAAACTGCATTGTTCGGCAACCTGAAGTATGGCGATGCTATCGTAGTTGACGGCAATAGCTATACGGTCGAGCGCC